TTGTTTTCTCTTAGGTGGGTTATATGAAAAAAAGACCTTATAATGCAAGTTATCTGGTAATTCTGCTCTTAATACAGAGTTAACTATCATACTAACTTCATCTTCAGTCTTAAACTCGGCTAATTCCTCTATCCATAAATAAGTCAGTGGGAATTTAGATATTTTAATAGATTTTATTTTAGCTGGATCATCTGCACCTCTAAATATTATTTTATTTCCTTGAGGAATATAAATAAGTTGTAAAGGTGATTTCTGTATTTTCCAATATGCAGATACTCCTAGCATATCTATAGCTTCTTTAAGCTGTTCAAATACACTTTCAGCTAATGTATTACCAACTTTACGAACACATAAAGTTGTAATTGGATATTTCATCATATCCATAATTATTTTAAATGCTATATGAGTAGATTTAGCTGAACCCCTTCCACCCTTTAAAACATGGTACAGATATCTATTACTGTTACATGCTCTCCAAAATGGCTTAAAGTTATCATTTATCTTCTCTGAAATTCTAATCATCTTCTACCCCTATATCGTCAATAATTGTTACACCTATATTACCTTCTATGTTTACTTTATCAGTAAATAGTTGGTATCTTCTTCCGATTAATTCTGCTGCTTTTATTCTATCTCTAGCACTAATTTGTTTTTTAATTACAACTGGCTTTGATTCACCTTCAGAAGTCATAACACTTACAACTTCTTCTTCTACCTCTCCTCTTAATGAGCTTGTAAGAAACTTCATAACTTCATCAACTTTAGCTATTCTTGCATCTTCTAGCTCTTTAAGTCTACAGTCAATGTAATTCTTAATGTCTGGTTTTGTGAGGTTTTCAGAACCAATTTTCCTAGCTGTTTTTTTACTATATCCAGCTTTAATTGCTGCTTCAGTAGCATTAAGTGTTTCCAAATAATAATCACAAAATGCCTTTTGTTTATCAGTCAAATTCACCTAATGCCACCTCCTCATTTACTTTTTTTAATAACATATGGTGATTTTTTTCCCTTTTGCTTTCTAACTTCAATTAATTCATTAATTTTTTCTATATATTTTTTATCACTGGATAAACGTATTAAGCTTTCCAGGTAATAAAAATTAGTACTCTTTGGTATTTTACAATTAAGTACTAAATCTATTGCTGTCTTAGATGCTTTAAAGCTCTTTAAATGTGTATGTCCTTTTTCAAATTCTTTATCTGTGTTATAAACTATATAACCATTTTGAACTTTAGTTATTATAAAATGTTTTTTTATATAAACTAACTTATCCATTTCATCACCTTAAATTTGGACATAAAAAAACCACTTCTTTTTTAGAAGCGGTTTACAGGGTTGTGCTATCTGAGTGATGTATATAATTTATCCATCATACTCAGATAATAGTTATATTTTTTTAATATGTCAACATTTTTTCCATTTTTTAGTTGTATTATTAACATATTTATTAACACTATCCCCAGTATTTCCAATGTGTTTATTAAAATAAAATTATTTTTTATTTTTTAGTATTTCTAAATATAATTCTTTTTCTCTTTTTTTCTTTAATCTACCAGTAGATGCTTTACTAACTAAATTTTTCATAGCTATATATTTGTCTGTTTCATATCGTTCTAATAAGTCATTATTATTCTTATTTACTTCTTTAGCTTTACCTAATTCATACCTGCATTTATGTAGTGCTATTCTTAAAGTTTCAATTTCTGATTTTGCTAAATCTAACTGTTCTATTATCAAATGTTTATTTTGTTTTTCATCCCTATAATATTCTATGTAATCATTTAACTGTTTTTTTATTGAAAATATTTCAGCTTCTAATCTCATATTTTCAATGAATTTTTCTCTAAGTAATTCATCTTTTTCATTTATTAGATTCTTATAACCTTGTAATTGACTATCTTTAAACTTGATTTTATCTTTTTTTATTAAAACATATTGAAACTTCATAATATATTATACCCCTTTATTAATTTAATATACTAAATTTTGTTCCCTAAATAACTGGTATAATCCTTCTACTTCTCTCAAAGTTTCTTCTCTCTCTTGCTCGGTAAATAAAACCCTCTTTTTCCCCAACAACTTTTCTTTTTCCTTAATGTACCTTTCTGCATATGGAAGCATTACATTAACACTATATTCAAACTTTAATACTTTATCTAAAGTTATTAAATCCTGGCACTTCATTATATATCTAAATGCCAACATAGATGGTGGCATAATACTTATAAATGGTACTATATCTTCATCTTTTGTTACTTGTTTTAGTATTTCATGTTCACAATTAATCATCTTCATAATGTTCAAATTTATATCTCCCTACTACTATTCTTCCTGTCTTTAATCCCTCTTGAACAGTTGTTTTACCTACATATAATTCTTTAGCTGCATCTCTTGTAGATGTATAATATCCAACTACTTCTCCAGTTTGAGCATCTTTACAAACTATATTACTTCTCTTTTTTATCTTATTAATTCTAGTTATCTTTTTATTAAAGTCTTGTTGATCTAAAAATTCTAAGTTTCCATGATAATTATCATAAAGTAGTCCATTTTTATGTATTACTATTAAATCATCAAATTTATAGTTTTTATATTTTAATGCTTTACCTTCTCCTATTCTATCTCCATTATAGAATATGTCTACAAAGTGATAAGCTACTAATCTACTAACATAATAATCATCATATTTTCCTCTAAATGTTACTTTGATAAATTGTTTATTATCAGTATCTCCATATTTCCCTCGACCTTTTACAAAATAAGGTAAAACAAATTTCCCATTTGGACTGCTCTTATATATCCTTTTAAACCTTCCATAATTACTTATTAAATATTTACCATCTGAACCTTCAATTTCTTTCCATGATTCATTCTTAAATACTTCATTTTCATATAGTTCTCTAAATTCATTTCTAGTAGCAGTTTCATCTAGTAAATAACATTTTACACCTGGTAACTTTTGTTTTTTAGCTTTATAGTTGTATAAATACTGCTTATCTACTCTTAATAATTCTGCTACTTCTTCATATGTAGTATGCTTTTTCATATTATATCTAGCATCATATAATATTACTCCCATATTATTTTCCCCTTAATTACTTTGTGTTATATTCATATATTTCTTCATCTTCATCATATTTGTTCTTTAGCTTCTTTTGTTTTCTCTTACTAATTTTAGTTTTGTCTTTTTCTTTTTTTACTCTATCTTTTTCTGGTATAAATTTATATGGACAATTTTTACCTAGATTGCAAGTTGGAAACATATTATTATCTAGTAATGTATATAGATCACAATCTTTAAATGATTGATTACATTGTACACAACATCTAGCTATAAGTTGTCTTGCTAAATAATCAAACTCACCTCTTGGCATTTTTACTACTTCAAATTCTTTTTCCATCTTTCCAAAGATTCTATCATATGTCCATTTATCAACTATTCTCACTGGTTCATGTATTGCTCTTATAGTTCTTAATGTAAACTTCTCAACTTGTTTCATTGGCATACGTTCCATAGTAGCTGTTAGAAACTTTTTCGTATAAGTAACTGCTGTTCTTAAATATTTAGCTTCTTCTTTTGTTAGGTTGCCTCTAGCTCCCCATTCATCAACTAATTCTGTATTTCTTTCTATTAGGTATGATGTAAATAATAAATCATCTATTTCATTGTTTGTAAAATAATCTTTCATATTTAGTCCCCACTTTTGTCATTCTTTTTTCACATTTTATGTGATTATAATAATTTTTCTACTTCTTCAGCTTTATTTATAAAATCATTTAAAGTCATTATATTTAGTTTATTTTTAGGCCCTTTGTATANCTTCCGCTATACCTATAGTCATAACTGGTATATCATCTAGTAAATATACTCTATTTTCCTCTATTCTCATGTTATCCCCCCACTTATTCAATAGCAGAAGATCTTATTATATGACCTTCTGCATTATTATTTTAAATTACTTATTTAATTTATCTTCAACATATTTAACTAAATCTTCTTGTAGTAGTTCAGTCTTTTCAAATCCTACTCCACCATTACTTA